CGCGACGCGCTATTGCGCAAGGGGCTCCCCGCCCCACGCGTAAACGCGCGCGACGTTTGCACAATTTGAGAGTAGCGCGCATGCGCGCACTACTGCGAGCAGAGTTAGACGACGCGCGAGCGTTCGCGCATCGTTTCGATTTGCGGTAGCATCGCGCTCCGCCCATACCCTACCGACTAGCGCGCTCCGTCCACACGGGGCGCGCCCCTACCACACGCAACAATCAACACGCAAGGCAAAGTTAGCACGCGATACGCGCGCTAACGCGTAGCATGGGAATGCTTTAAGCATGCTCGCAGTGGTTTGAAAACGCCGGCCGCACGCACTCCGCCAGGCCCTGCCGGCGCGCGGCGAGCGTAGCGACAACGTCTGTGTGTGGGACTCCCGCCAGAAAATCCCGGCCCAACTTCGCCAGGGCAAACAGCTGGAGGGAAAGGGGTTAGCTACCCCCGGCCAATTTCTAGGGGACGACTACTGGGGTGGTGGGTGTGGGTGCGCCAGGACGTGGGGGAGGACCTGCGATGTCACTGCAATTATAGGCGATGTGTTGCGTGCATGCAAACTGTGTGCTAGGCTTGGTGCATGGGCCTCTTCCGGTTGGTGTTCCTGTGCCTCGGGTTCGCCGCTGGTTGCTGGTTCAAACACCTAACCCGCCCGGATTCAACGACTTACAAGGACTAATGCCCTCCACCAGAGTAGCCAATGCCGTGGTCACCGACGAACAGCGGCAGTCTCCGCCGGCCAGCGTGGAGCTGCGCGCTCCCTCGTCCCGGCTGCGCCGGTCCGAGGACCGTGACCGGGAGCGGGAGGACCGCAAGCGCGGACCCAAGTCTGCCGAGGATGCCGACGCCATCACCCAGCTGACCATGCGCCTGATGGACAAGCTGACCGCTGCCGAGATAGCGCGCAAGGCGGAAGTGGACCCGCGCGCCGTGCGCACCGTCATCAAGGCGGCTCGCGCCAGCCTGGCGTCCCGAGCCGAGTTCTATGTCGAGGCCCATGCTGCCGCCACCGCTGTGGCTGCGCTGGCCGGCGACGCGAAGCCAGCCCAGTGGGCTATGGAGCGCATCGCAGAGGAAGGCGAGCGCATCGTGGATGCGCCCGAGGAGAACAAAGTCCAGCAGGCGCCCACCTTCACCCTGGGCTTCGTGGTCGGCGGCATGCCGGCGGTCAAGGCGCTGCCCCCGGTCATCGACGCCGAGACGGTGAAGGGCTGATGCCTGGCGTCGTCCCGATTCCGCCGCACATCCTCGAACGCATCGAGACGGAAGCCTCGAAGGCTGTCCGCCCTGACCTCCGTAAGACGGTGTTCCTGCCGGGCGACCCCGACATCCCGAGCGACGCGTTCTGTGTGCGCCGCAGCGACGGCATGGTCGAGGTGCTGTATCGGCCCGACTCCGAGAAGCACAAGGTCTACCATCGCAGCAGCATCCCGAAGCTCATCATGGAAGGCCGGCGCGGCACCGGCAAGTCGCATACGATGCGGTGGGACTTCCACATCCGCGCGATGAGCTACCCCGGCTTCAAATACCTGATGCTTCGGCGGACGATGCCCGAGCTGCGCAAGTCCCATCTCCTGTTCCTTGAACACGACATGGAGAAGATGGGCGGCGTCGCGCTCGGTGTGCGGTCGGGCAACGTCGAGGCCCACTACCCGAAGGTGGGCGGGCTGCGCTCGCTGGGACTGTTCGGGCACTGCGAGACCGAGGCCGACGTTCTGAAGTATCTGTCGGCGCAGTTCGACGCCATCTGCTTCGATGAGATAACCACCTTCGACTGGGACATGGTGACCCGCATCAGCACGAGCTGCCGTGTGCTCGAAGGCAGCGGGCTCACCGCCATCATTCGCGGCGGGACCAACCCCATCGGCGTGAGCGCGGACGAAGTCTACCACTACTTCATCGCACGCGATGTCCTCCCCGAGGAGGACCGCAAGTATGAGCCGAACGACTGGGGCGCTCTGCACATCGAGCGCGCGGACGCCTCGCACGTAGACTTCGAACAATACGACAAGCAGTTCAGCGGCTTGTCGCAAGCCTACCAGGATGCCTGGCTTGAGGGTAAGTGGGGAGTCGAGGGCGCCTACTTCACCATCGAGGAAGACAACCTCACCCAGGAAATCCCGATGGTAATGGGCAGCGAGGACGAGCCCGCGCGCATGGCGCGGCACTGGCCCTGGATGAACATCTACCGCGTGTTCGACTACGGCTTCCACGACCCGGCGGTGTGCGTGTGGGTGATGGTGCTGCCGAACGGACGCTACATGCCGTTCCAAGAAGCGAGCTGGGTCCACAAGACGGCGCAGGAAATTATCCCCGACATCGAGCGCCTGTCCGAGGACATGAACATCCTGGGCACCATCGCGGACCCGACGCTGTGGAAAGGCGAGAAGGAGATGGGCCACTGCATGGCGCACATCTTCGAGGACGCCGGCATGCCGCTCACGGCTGGCATCAACGACCGCACCGCGAACGGCTTCGCCACCCAGGAGCTGCTGCAGAGCAGACTTAGCGATGGGTTGCCGGCTATGGTAATCTATGAGCCGGGATGCCCCACGCTGGTGAAAACGCTGCGCTCGATGCGCATCGACAAGAAACATCCCGGCCGTTTGGCCGACTCGAAAGTTGACCACATGCCCATCTCGTTGGGCTATCTCTCGATGGCGGCGCCGCCACCGACTCGCGTGCCGAAGCTGACACGCGAGCGTCCCTGGATGAAGACCACCCAGGGCAAAGCCTATGTGATGGGTTCGAACAACGTGCGCCGCCGCGCCAACTCGGTATACGATTCGCTCTGAGGACAACATGGATAACTACGCACCCGAACCGCTCGATGCCGAGAACACGCCAGCCGAGGGCACCAGTGTCGCCCCGGATGTCAGCGCGTCGGCACCGGACGCCAACGCTCAGCCCAAGTTGTTCCGAGCCCGCATCGCGCGCTCACGCAACTACAAACGCCAGCTCATCGAAGGCTGGCGCGAGAACATCGACCGGCGGCGCGGCAAGGTCTACGACAGCGACAGTGACGACGACCGAGTCGCCATCACCTACGACTGGAGCGCGACCAAGGACAAGCACGCGCAGCTGTTCAGCCAAGTCCCGCAGGTGCGCCTGAAGGCGAAGAAGAAGGCGTTCAAGGCAGCGATGCCGACGCTGGCGCGCAAGGTGAACGATGCGCTCGCCACGGGCGGGCTCGGCACGGCGATGAACGAGGTGATGCCCGACGTCATCAACGCCGCTGGGTTCGGCATGGTCAAGGTGGCCTACGAGTCGCGGCAGGAAATGCGCGACCTGCCGGAGAAAGAGACGACCGCACCGGCAGCGCCCGCCGAGATGGCGCCGCTCGACGCCGACGCGATGCAGGAACCCGGTGAGCCCGGCGCTCCCGTGGAAAACCAGGAGCCCGGCGAGGGACCGCAGGCGCCACCGGCACCACCGAAGGTCACGCCGACGCCGTATACCACGGCCAAGCGAATTATCATGTCCAGGGTAAGCCCGAGCGACGGGCTGTGGGACCTGACGTTCAGCGGCTCGAACTTCAACCGCTGCCCGTGGGTCGGAGAGACCGGGCGCATGCACTGGTCGCGCGCCTCGAAGGAGTTCAAGCTCAAGCCGAGCGAGAAGTCCACGGTCTGCGGCACGGGCGTGAAGTCGAGCTACGACCGGCTGACGAATGACGAGGAGCGGGACCGCTACGTCGAGACCGAGATGGTCGAATACGACGAGATTTTCTACTGGCGCTACCTGTTCCATGATGACGAAACCTCGTTCGAAGCCATCCAGCGCATGGTGTTTGTGCGTGGCAAGCAGGAGCCCGCCATCAACGAGCCGTGGAACGGACAGAAGCGGCTGGACGAAGTCACCGGCAAAGAGAAAGAGGACGGCACCGTCATCGTGGGCGCGTGCTTGTTCCCCATCCAGTTCCTCACGCTCACCTACCTGAGCGACGAAGCGATTCCGCCGTCCGACACCGCGATGGGCCGGCCGCAAGTCGAGGAGCTGATGCAGGGGCGGACCGACATGATGCTGCAGCGCCGGCACTCGCGGCCGATGCGCTGGTTCAACAACATCCTGGTCTCCCCGGAAATCGCGACCGCACTGATGCGCGGCACGTGGCAGGGGGCGATTCCGCTGAACGGCAGCGGCGACCGGGCGGTTGGCGAGATTGCTCGCGCCTCCTACCCGCAAGAGAACGACATGTTCGACCGTATCGCCAAGACGGAGCTGCAGCAGACGTGGGGGCTCAGCTCGCAGGGCAACGGCGGCGGCTCGAACACGCAGATTCGCACCGCAGCGGAGGCGAACAACGCGCAGGCCAACATGACCACCCGCGTGAGCTTCGAGCGCGCCCAAGTCGCGCAGCTCGTGGCGAACGTGGGCCAGATTGTGGCCGGCTTGCTCTGCCTCTACGGCGACTGGGACGAGGAAGAGACCGCAGCGCTGGGCGACATGAGCCTGCTGCACCTCCCCGGCTACTACACCTACAACATCCGCACGGATGCCACGGTGCTGCTCGATTCGAACCAGCGCTACCAGCGGCTCGAACAGTGGTGGAACATGACAGCGAAGTCGGGCATGGTTGACCAGGAGGGCCCGCTCCAGGAGATGGCGTCCCTCATCGACGTGGACGAGGAATCGGTGAAGAACCCCGCGCCGAAACCGCCAGACCCGCCGAAGGTCACCTACTCGTTCAAGGGCGAGGACCTCGACAACCCGGTGGCCGTCGCCATCATGATTGCTTCCGGCACGCTGCCGAACGCGCAGGCTATCGAGGCCGCGAAGCAAGCCATCCTCAGCTCGAAGCAGCTGCCGGCGCCTCCGCCGCCACCCGGCATGCCGCCTGGTGGACCCGGTGGGCCAGCCGGCCCTGGCGGGCCGGGCGCTCCGCCGCCGCCTCCGGGACCAGGGGCACCCCCGCCTCCGGGTCCGCCGGTCCCGCCGCCTCACGTGGCATCACCGCAGGTTGACCACCACCCGGAAATCGACATGGCCGGCAGGGTGAACAAGCGAATGCAGGACGGCAGGTAACACTGGCACGGGGCTTGCATGACACTGAAGTGTGGGTGGGCTGGATGTCCGGGGTTCCCGGCGTCCAAGCCCGCACCGATTCCGCCGCCCCTTCCTTGTGACTGCGGGCGCGCACCAAAGGCCAAACATGGGTAAATCAATCTTCGCGTCGAAAACGTTCTGGGTCAACGTGTTGGGCGGCATTGCCTCGGGCAGCGCGCTCGCCACCGGTTACCTCCCGCCCAAGTATGCCCCGGCTGTCGTCTCTGCCGGCGCCATTGCGAACATCCTCCTGCGGTTCGCGACCAACCAGCCCATCCAGTAAGCGAAGGGACTCCACCGTGAAGATGGTTGACGCTCGATGCCGCGTGTGCGCGGTAGTTCGGAAAGACACCCTTCAGAAAGACGGCGGCTCCATCGCTTCGTGCGCGTCCTGCGGCGGCGAGATGGAGCGCATCTTCCAGATGGCCGGCGAGAAGACCTCGGACGTCCATGTGGACAGCATCCCCGGCGGGCTCTACATCAAGCACGGGCTTTGCAACGAGGACGGCACCCCGCGCCGCTACGACTCCTACTCCGAGATTCGGCGCGAGGAGGAGAGACGCGGGCTCATCCCCTACGTCACACACGAGACCGACCCGGCGAGCGGGAGCGACAAGAACGAGCACACGCAGCGGTTCATCGGTCTCCCGGCCGCACTGAACCCCGAGGACGAAGCGCGGCGCATCGCGGCCTGGCACGAGCATGAGAAAGCCGAGGGCTTCGCGCCGCCGAAGCCGGCGGAGAAACCGCGCGGCATTTCGATGGGCGCGAACCGCGACCCGAAGGGTGCCACCAAGGAAATCATCAAGGCGCATATATGAGTGACAGCACCAACCCCAATCTCCCGAGCAACATCCCGGCCAACTCGAACAGCATCCTGAACGGGGCACAAGACCCCACACCGCAAGCCGGCGAGAAGGGTAGCAAGTGGCGGGCCCTGGTCTCCTGGCTGAAAGGATTCGGCAAGTGAACGAGATTATTCGCAGCCTCACCACGCACCACGACGGACACGGGCTCAACGAATCCATCAGCATCGGAACGGATGCCCCAGATGGTAGTGGCGCCGCGCACTTCTATATCTTGAGCATCGACGGCGAGACCATCGCAACCATCCAGTTCCAAAAGGGCCCGCGCAATGTCGAGGGCTCGCTGCCCGGTGCGACCGAAGCAGCGCTCTACGCCATCCTCATCGACCGACTCGATGGGTTCCAGAGGGGGCCGTATCCGTCGAAAGAAGGCGCGATGCAGCTCACCAAACTGCAGGAATGCAAAATGTGGGCACGCGAGCGCGCCGACGAACGGGCGAAGCGCGGCGTCCTGGGGACAAACAACAAATGATAAAGCTCACCGACGCACTCGACACCGCTGACCCGATTCCGCAGCCACAGAAGACCGAGCCGGTCGAGGTGTGGACGTTCGTGTTCCAGAACGGCGGCAGCGCCGTCTACCCGATTCGCACCGACCGCAACGAGAAAGCGCTCATGGTGCAGAACCCCATCGACAAGTCGCTCGTGGAAATCCGCCTGGTCTTCCGCGACGACACCACCAACGAGCCCGTCTCCACCATCAGCTTCATCGTCGCCAACCTCCAGTCGTGGGCAATGGACAAGGGCAACATCCCCGTCTACGCGCCTGGCGAGGACCCGGTGTCGCAGGAACTGAAGCGCACGCAAGGCGTTCGCGAGCAGCGCGCTGCTGCCTGGGAGAAAATCGCCAAGGCGCGAGAAGAGGAGTTTGCCCGAGAGCTAGCCGACGCCGAGAAGTAATCGTCCACCCCGCACGCCACCTCGTAACGGAGCATCACGCACATGGCCTTTGAAGACACCGTAGACCTCATCAAGGCATCGCTAGCCAACGCTGGCGATGACGCACCCGCCGACGACGCCGACCTTCCCGCAGCGGACGAGCTTGGCGAACCCATCGAAGACGCACCCGAAGAAATCCCCGAAGAGGAGCCCGTCGCAGACGAGCCCGTAGTCGAGGAAGAACCCGTGGTCGAGGAACCGGCCGTCGAACCGGTCGCAGAAGTCGAGCCGCCGGTCGCAGAGAAACCGGCCAAGGAACCGGCCAAAGAGGACGTGGACGAACTCGCCGGCATCGCGGCGAAGGACTCACGCGGACGTGAGAACCGCATCCCCTACTCGGCGGTTGTGCGCATCAACAAGAACGCGGTGAAGAAGGCAACAGATGTGTTGTCCACTCAGTTCGCCACCGAGAAGGCGGAGCTGGTCAAGGTCAACGCCGCCTACAAGGAAACCCTGGAGCACGTGGGCGTCACCGAGAAAATCATGTTCGGGGAACAGGGCAAGTTCCTGAGCATGCTCATCGAGGCCATTCCCGGCTACCGTGAGATACTCGGCCCGCACGTCGAGCGCAACGCCGAGGGCCACGTCGTCGGCATCAAGGCGAGCGCGGCGCCGGCTGCAGTGCTCGACCCGACCGACCCCGAGCCCAAGCCCGACGTGAACGAGAACGGGCAAATCGGGTATTCGCCCGAACAGTTCACGAAGCTCCGCCAGTGGGAACGCCGGCAGGCTGTCGCGGAGGGCGTCCGCATCGCGGAGGAGCGCATCGGCAAGACCTACAAGCCGGTGCTCGACGCCTACACGACCCACCAGAAGGCGCGCGAAGCGGTCGCAGCCCGAGACAACGGCATCAACACGCAGATTCAGGAGGCTTCGAAGTGGCCCGGCTGGGAGACCCACTGGAAGGAGACCCTGAAGGTGATGGACGCCGATTACCAGCTCCACCAGAAGGACCGGCAGTATGCGTTCCCGGACATCAAGTCGGCCTACCTGCATGTGCTGAACGCCAAGGCAACCAAACAAGCGGAAACAACCGCCCAGATGGAAGCCCGTATCGCCAAGGAGACACAGGAGCGGCTGCGTCGGGCTCCGAAATCCACCTCGGCGTCGAGTGTGGCGAGCGGCGCCGGCATCGAACGCGAGGCACCGGCTGACGGTGGCGGACAGAGCACGGCCGACCTCGTGCGAGCGGCCATCAAGAAGGGGAGGGCGTAATGCCGCTCTATTCCTTCGAATGTGAGGGCTGCAGGAGGACGAAAGACGTCCCCTTGCGGCTCTCGGAGCTAGACAACCCGACCCGCTACCCCAAGTGCCCGACCTGCCTGCAGTTCAGCTATATGCAGCGTGTCCCCACCAGCGCCTCCCTGAACTTCAAGGGGAGTGGCTGGACCCCGAAACACTACTAAAAGGGCCTCGTAAGCCCTCTTTTCGTGTCGGTGTCCCCTGCAAGTGTCAATCGTTTGACACCTGTGGGGGACATCGCGTAGACTTGGTCTAGCTATTCGGCACCCTTCCTTGGGTTCTGATGTGCGGCTAGACAGCTGAGCCCTCCGGGAACGTCCGGTTCCCACCAGCCCGCGCCCCTTTAAGGCGTGCCCACCGTCAACAGCCGCGCAATTTCGCCCCGGCCTCGGCGTAAACCAGGCATTTCACGGGAACAGTCCACCGTCAACGGACTATAACTCGAATCTGCTCAACGGTTTACGAACATGACACCCAGCATCTCTCAGATTCTGTCATCCAGCTACCCGGCTGTGGTGGCGAACAAAAAGCGGCCCGAGAATCAGTGGGCCGAGTCGAGCTTCATGCGTGCGCTTCAGTCGCTCGGCATGATTGTCTCCAAGAACCTCGGACCGACCATCGAGGCTCCGTTCGATTGGCGCCGGAACACGACCGCAGCCGTCCTCGGCGCGACGGAACTGACGGCCGGCACCCTCACCACGAAGACCGACGTCATCAGCACCGCGAGCTACGTTGTGGCTCAGGTTCGTGAACTGGTCATCTGGTCGAAGGGCGACGACGCGAAGAACCCCGAAGAGAACCAGAAGGTGGACCTCGTTGCGAGCTTGCTCGACAACGCGATTCAGTCGCACGACGACCTCCTGGAAGCGACCCTGTTCGTGACGTCCAGCGCGGGCGGCGACGAACTCATCGGGCTCGACAACATGGTTTCGTCTGACGGTCTCGGGACCATCGGCGGAGTCGTGAGCAACACCGACACGTTCTGGCGCTCCAAGGTGGACGGTTACACCAACGGAGACGACCTGGAAGCTGGCCTCGAATCCCTGTGGGTTCGTTGCGAGAAGGGCACCGGTTCGCCCCTCCGTCCGAAGCTGCTCGTCAGCGACGGCGGCACCCAGGCTCTGTTCGCCTCGACGCAACAGTCGCAACAGCGCTACATCGACAGCCAGGAGCTGAAGGCGTCGTTCAAGAGCATCGCGTTCAAGACCGCCATGTGGGTCTACTCGCAGTACGGCACGCCCGACGTGGTCATGCTGAACGACAAAGCCTACAACGTCGTCGTGTCCAAGGAATACTTCCGCAAAAAGGGCCAGACGATGGAGCAGCAGGCGTCGGAAGGGTTCGTGTTCAAGATTTACTCGGCCCTCCAGGCCATCACGAACAACCGCTCGCGCCTCGGCCGCTTGGTCAAGGGCTAACACTCACACCCGGCTGGACACCGTCCCCCAGCCGGGTCTCTTCGCACTAGGGACGTAAATCTCGAAGAAGGAAATCATCATGTCAACTCCGAATCTCCGACGCTGGGCAGCGCAACAGACGTGCGACGGCACGAACGCGGCGTTCACCATCAAAGCGGCCGACTCCGCGACCGACTACGTCTACGTGACGAAGGTTGCACTGGCCGTTCTCACGCACGCGAACGCCAAGCTCACCTCGTTCATCGACAGCACGCCGACCTCCTACTTCGGGTTCAGCGACCTGACGGTGGCGGCGGGTGCGAGCCAGGGCGGGACCATCAACTGGGACTTCGGCCGGCGCGGGATTCGTCTCGCCATCGGAAAGTCGTTCCAGATTCACGGCGACGCGGGCGGCAGCGGGTCCGTTGTTATCTGCACCGCCGAGGGCTACCAGGCGACCGTGTAAGACTCGACATGGGGCGGGGCCTTCGGGCCCCGCTTCACTCTAGGGTGTGGGAAGTTTGTGTGCCACTCTCACCTTCGACAACCCAGCACACGAGGGTAAGCCAATGGCTTCCAACGATACTCCCAAAGAACAACCCGGTCCGACAGTGACAGTAGAGGCGCTCTCGCGTGCATTCTCCGACGCACTGGTGTCTGTGCAGCCGAAAGCGCGCATCACGGTGGCGAACCGTGTCCCGCGCAACCCGCTGAACCCCACCAACGAGGTCCGCAAGTTCGAGCGCGACTTCTATCAGAACTTCACCAAGGTGGACCCGCAGGACCTCCTGCACGACGAATACGTGCTCATCCCGAAGCTCCGCGAAGGCAGCTTTGTTCCCGATGGCAAAGAGGGCTACCTCTTCGAAGTCGTGGACGTGAAGCGCGGCTCCTACCGGGGCATTCACCTTCGTTACTCCAACGGCACGCAGGACCAGCGCATGCAGCTCATGGTCAAGGCGGGCCCCGACCTCACGTCGATGCTCAAGACCATCTTGGCCGACGCCGACAAGCAGAAAGTGGAAGCTCGCGCCAAGCGCCGGGCAGAAGAGGACTAACATCATGCCGCTACAGTCAGGCTCAACACGGGACATCATCTCCAACAACATCTCGGAGATGGTGGCATCTGGTCACCCCCAGGACCAGGCTGTAGCGGCAGCGCTCCACAACGCAGACAAGCACGCCAAGAAGGTTGCCCACGGTCACGCGGCGCGCGTGAAGAAGGCGCCGAAGATGGGCACGCCACTCAAGCACCCGAATCTGCATCCGATGCACCCGTTCAACAGCGCGAAGGCGCCGGCCCCGTTCAAGGCGAAGGCAGCGAAACCCCTGCCGGCGCCGCAGACGATGGACACCCGTGCCGTCGTTGCGAAAGCCGCGAGCGCCATCGTTCCTGGTAGCCGCGTTCCCGTCGTCAGCGGTGGATACTTCAGCAAATGACCTTCACCGAAATCGTGGACATGGTGGCGCTCGACCTCAACATCGCCACCACCAAGACCGAGTCCATCACGCGCATCGGCACCCACGTCAATCGGCGCTACCGCGTCATCATGCGGCGGCTCGGGCTCAACGTGTTCAGCAGGGCGGAGTTTGACTTCGACTGCACGCAGAGCACGAACCTGCAGACGGTTGCGTCCGACAACGACCCGGTCATCACCCGGATTGTGAGCATCTTCTACCACACGCCGGCCACGGTGGACGACCCGAATCCGCGCGCTCGTGCGCTCGACCAAATCTCGGCGGACGAGATGCGCACGACGCTGGCGACCAACGACATCCCGACCAAGTGGTGCAGGTTCAAGGAGGGCTCGGACACGGTGACGTTCAAGCTCGACTCGATGGTCCCAGACCCGCTGACGCTGGTGCTCGAATGCGAGCTGAGCAAATCCACGTTGAGCGGCACCGACGTGCCAGACTTCAGCGAAGAGTTTCACGAGCTGCTGGTGATTGGGGCGAAGGGCGACGAGCTGCGTAAGATGGAAAAGCCGACGCTCGCACGCGAGTTTCTCAAGGACTTCGAAGACGGCGTGAACGAGCTGTCCCTCAAGGCGGTCATCGGCGCGCATCAGGACATCCTGCAAAACAAATACGGCGCAAACCGGCGGCGGTTGCGCGGAACCTGGCGGTAACCCGTGGCTGACGCACTGCTGAAGCCCCTGGTCATCGAGGACCTGACGGGTGGGTTCGATGACCTCAACTCGCCGCACCAGCTCGAAGCTGACCAATGCACGCTCGCACGAAACATCGAGTTTTGGAACTCCACGATGGGCGAGCGCCGGCTGGGCTGCGCGCCCGTGGACCTCACCGGCAGCGGGCTCGAAGATGAGACCTCGCTGGTGTTCGCCGTCGAGTGGTTCCCAGACGGAGGCACGACGCTGCCCGAGTGGTTCTGTGTGGCGGCGACACCCGGCACCTCGGTGAGCATCGCGCGCCGGGACAACACCGGCACCTGGCACACCATCACGCCGCTGGACGACGCCGTGCTCACCGCAGCGCCGGCCATCTACGCTATCCAGGCGTGCAGCATCAACGGCAAGCTGTTCGTCGCCTACCCCAGCACCGAAGACCGCATGCACGTGTGGGACGGGACGAACCTGCGCCGCGCGGGGCTCGAACAGCCCGACGCGCCGACTGCTGCGAGCTTCAGCTCAGGCTCGGGC